TAACAAAGAATGGTTATCCATCGAATTTATTTCAGCTTATTAAGCTGCAACATGAACAGCCAGAATTATTGCTACGCCTCTGGCACGTAGCGTTTGACCCAATCCTTAAGACAATGGAGGGTAAATATATGAACTTCGCAAATGATGACGAATTATTATCCGTTTTAATGTCTCAATTGGTGACTTACACCAAGAAAGGCAATCCTAGTTATACCAAGGCTTATAACGCTTTAGATTTCTATCGTTCATTACGAATTGATGGATATAAAAAAGTAAAGGCTAGACATTTGGAATCGCGTTTTTATAAGCGAGAAAGAGAGCTTATTGGCTGTGGCATTAGCCGTTCGCATCTTCAGAATTTACATAAGAATCCAGACGGCAAAGTTATCCCATTTGTACGTTTATTCGAACTCAAGATGGCAGATCAATTGCCACCAGATTACGTTCAACCAGTTTCACAATACACACCCAAACATGGGTTACATCTAGTTGCCTGAGGAGGCTTTAACCATGCAAGTTTCATTTAATAAACGCACAATTTTTCCGACCGTTTACCGTACTGAGAAAAACGGTGAATCAAAGGCTTATTTATCAACGACTGTATTGTCACCAGTGAAATATAACTTAAGCGCAATGCCTGGGATGATGCCAGTCGAACAGATTCAAGCGATTCTTGAAGAATGTGCTGATAACGCACAAGAAGTAGAGATCGAATTTACTGAGCAACAAACTAAGTTTGGTGCACAAATGCAGGTGTTTAGCGTTAAGCCTTTACCAAAGAAAAACCCAATGGAATCAAAGGCTTAATGGTGAATTATACAACATGACGCATAATGTATAATATGTTAAAAATCAATAACTTACGTGTATTTTTACTATGACACAGTACGTTTATAAATGCAAGAAGTGCGGTAAAGAGTTTACAAAACACTCAAGTTACTGCATCCATTTTTATAAGTGTAAATAAAAAGAATTTGTCGGCTTTTGGGGGCGTTAATCGCAAGCCGACAATCCTATTTATTGGGGATGTCTCTAATGGTCATCTACGCAGTTTGGTATTTCTTCGTGGTAGGGGTGATAGCTCATCCAGTGGGTTTATATCTCTACTATAAAAAACGGAAGTAAAGGAATTCAATTATGTTGGCTTGTTTGATTTATGGTTCTGACCAGACGACATGTATTGGGTATTTGAACATGGAACTGATGATCGCATTGTTTGGCGTTTTCGCAATTCTTTATGGTCTCAGCTATGTTTTTAAAATCGTTCTAAAACTAATGGGTTTTTAACCCTTGGAGATATGTATATGCAAAATCAAGTTGTAGTACAAGAAAAACGCGGTGTTGTAAGTCTACGCAACGCTTCTCGTTATGGTTTGGGGGCTGTTTTATCAGCGGGTATTTTAAGCAGTGCTAGTGCAGCAACTTTAGTTGATGAGCAAGCCGCTCAGTTTAAATCTGATGGTACTGCAATGGTTACAGCGATCGGTGTTGCAATGATTTCTGTTGCTGTTGTTGCTGTACTCATTAAATGGGCAAAAGCTACATTCTTTAGCTAATAGCTCAGGGGGTAGAAATACCCCCATCTTATAAGAATTAAATATTTAGAAAGTTGGGGGATTTTATGAAGTTTTTTAAATATTTAGTTTTCATAATAATAAGTTTATTTTCTATTCAAGCTTTTGCTGATGCAACTTATGTCATTTCTCAGCGTCCAAGTCTAGGCACTTTTGGTTCTGGTGATGCTGCATGTTATGCACTTGATAAAACGTTTGTTTTTAAACCTATTTCCAATCCTACTGGTGAGTTAAATTCAACAGCGGGTTATTGCATGGATGCTGGTTATCATACTCAATATGCTGCGGTATTGTATGGTGCGCCAACTTATAAATGTCCTTCATCCGGTTATCCGATTCCTGTCTATTTTGAGCCTAATACTCCAATACCTTTGCGTACATGTAAAAAGAATCCAGATGGAACTTTTTGTATTACGGAGTGGACAGGTGATAAAAACAGGCCTGTTGTTATTTCTGGTAGTCAGTACCAGTCTATTATTCATGCTTCTGTTAGTGAAATACCAAGTCCTAACTGTACGCCTTTATTTTCTCAAGATACATGCGATCCTAAGGACCCTTATGGGGGTTGTTATAAACCGCCTAATGACAACTGTAACCGTATGGCTGACGGTTCAATTTACTGTCCTCCAGATGTGCCGCCACCACCGATTAAATCAGGTTGTCAAAACAATGCGACATATTGTGATATGCCGCCTACTGGCTGTGGTTCAGGCTATGTTTCAGGATCATATAATGGTAAGCAAATCTGTGTAAAAAATAGCAATCCACCGCCAACTGATCCTAAGGACCCTCCGCCGATTCCAGATCCACCCGCTACATCTGATCCACCGCCTACAGACCCGCCACCTGCGTCTGGAGTTCCTCCAACTAATCCACCGCCACCGCCTCCGCCACCCGGAGGAGGTAATACGGATGCACTTTTACGCGCAATTATTGAAGCCATTAATGCAGTCAATAACAAACTTACGTGGGTTAAAAATGAAATAGTTAATGCAATTAGCAATGTTTCTAACAAGATTGATTCGACTAATAAGAAGCTTGATACGACTAATACAAAGTTAGATACGCTTAATGCTTCTGTTCAAGATTCTACAAAGGCAATCAATGCTAGTGCTGACAAAGTTAAAGCTGCTGTAGATGCTAATGCAACTACGGTAAAAACGGCTGTAGATGCGAATACGGCCGCGACAAATAATGTAAAAGCTGCTGTAGATGCTAATACGTCATCTACGGCTAACAAGCTCAATGATGTTGTGAATGCAATTAACAATAAACCTGTTGGCGGTGGGGGTACCACTGACGTTAAACCAGTTGTTGCTGCTATTGAAAAGCAAACTAGCGACTTTAAAGACATGATGAAGACTGATCCATCAGATTTTGATACTTCACAGTATGAGAAAATTGGGGACGCTTCCGATGATCCACGCTATTTAAATGCTCAGTCAGATGCTACTAATGCACTGCAAAAATTATCGAATAAATTAACTTTTTCTAATACTGCATGTGTACAGGATTTTACTGTTGATTTTCCTTATTTTGGCTCTTTTGTAGTTCCACTTTCTCGTTGGTGTGAACTATTAGCAATAATAAAAATCTTGATACATCTCAGTGTATACATTCTTGCTTTTAGAATGCTTGACTCAACAGTGAGGGCTATCTAATGCCGTTGTTTATTGGTGCCATTGTTGCCGCATTATTAAAGGTTTTATTTAGATATGCGGTTTTTAAAATATTTGCAAAGTTAATTTTGGGGACTGCTACGGCAGGAATTATCTATCTTTTTTTATCAAGCACCATCAAGCCTTTTATAGATGAAATGCAACAAAAGATTGTAGATAAAGCTGCTGAACTTTCAACCATTGGTGGGACTGCTGCTGAAGTCATTCAGTACTTTGATTTTATTCAATGCGTAAACATTATTTTATCTGCTTCGGCTGCTTGTTTTAGTTTGAAACTAATGTCAGTAGCCATTCGTGCATTTGGCATTAATACAGGGGGTTAATTCATGGCTATTAAACTAATTACAGCACAGCCTGGCTCTTATAAAACTGCAATGATGATGGAAATTGCTAGCAAAATGGCTAGTGAAAATCGTCCAATTTACTTATGTAATATTCGTGGTTTAAAACCTGAAATACCTTTCCCGTATCAAGTTTTAGATCACTTTAAAGACTGGATTGATACACCAGAAACATCAGTTATATTTATTGATGAGGTTCAGGAATTTACTAGGGATGTTCCTACAAACTGTAAAACTGAGGATTTACCTAAATGGTTGACGTTGTTAGAGAAACATCGTCATGAGGGTAAAGATATTTTTATTGTTACTCAGCATCCTATGTTTATTCATACCCATGTAAGACGCCTTACATCTGAGCACATTCATTTGGTTCGAAATGGCAACGTTCCATTTGCTGCCAAGCGTACTTGGGGTTTTGTTGAATCAGATCCTGATGACTTCCAAAAAGCTACTGTTAAGAATGGTTGTACTACTTCAATTTATAGACCTAATAAAGAGGTCTTTAAGTGGTATGAGTCTACGGTATTAGATACCCATAAATTTAAAATTCCTACTAAGCTATTTAAGATGTTAGGTCTTTTAGCTGCTTTGGTTGGTTTTTCTGTCTATATTGGTTATCCAGTTTTTAAAAAATATTTCTCATCAACTAATCAAACGCAATCAGTTTCCAGTACATCTAATCAAACTTTGCCACCTGATCCATCCAATATGACTATTGCAGAAAAAACTAAACGCGATGCTCTTTTGGCTGGTCTTACTCCAGAGCAATATGCAGATTTGATGCATCCTGAAAAACGTAATGCTGAGCTACAGGCTAACAATGACGTTAGAATGGATACGATAGCTGTGAAATATAATCCTAATCGTCCCTATGAAATGGATACATCACAAATTCAATATCAAGTCACAGCTAAGCCTGTTTTTTCGGGTTGTATGAAGAAAAACGGTAAATATGTTGCTTATACCCAACAGGGCACGATTTTGCATGATGTGAGTCAATCAGATTGCCGTAAATTGATGGAAGACGGTGATAGACCATTTAATTATTTTCAGGTTCAAAATAATCGACCTGCTCAGGTTAATAACGCTTTGCCACAAGTGCAGTCTCAGCCTAATTATTCATCTTATCAGGCTAATAATTATGTGCAGCCTAACCTACAGCGTAGTACTGTAGACGGTGCAAATTCTCAAAGTTCTTTTTCTTTCTGATTACTAAAAACCGTCTATATGTTCTACCGTAGCAGTAACCCAAAAAAACCGTTCAGGGGAATTGTGACCGATCCAACTCGGTCACAAGGCGTAGTCTACGGTTTTTTACGCGACCAAACTTCGAGTTACATGCAATGCTCATACTGTGGGCGTACTCTACAATTTGGTCAGTTGATGAAACATCTAAGAGTATGGCATTCTTACGGAACCAAAGATTTTATAATTGATTTCTGATTGGCATTTTATTACATTTTTCTTTAAGCCGGCGAGCTCGCCCTGGTATTAAAAAAATGAGTTAAATCAATGCTTGGTCTTTTTAGGGGATTGGCAAAATATGACAAATGATGATATCGCTTTAATACTTTTTTTGATTTTCCTTTGCTTGGCAGCCCTCTATCATACTTTTAAAGCTATTAAAGAATCTTGATCCTGAGAGTTCGCATAATACGGCATTATGTTACTTGCCATGTTCGTTGACTAAAGACCCCGCGCTAGCGGGGTTTTTTGTCAATGATGCGACCATATCTACGCACTCGCATGGCATTTAACATCAGTGCTCATTATGCGAATTGGAAGGATAGGAAAGGGCGGGCAGCGACTCGTCGCGCCTGACCTTTCTGGGAGATTTTGAGAGAGGGCACACTGCTATCTAATAGTGTGCCTGACTGTCCAAAGTTTTTTGTCATTTCTGCTGTGAGCTATATATAACGGAGCTTTCAGAGTAAATGAGAATGAATCGCAACAACTAGGTATTTTGATTATATTTTGACCTTTTTACCTATCATTTCTTCTATATTGTATTGACTCTTTGGTGGTTTATATCCTTCTGGCACTTGATTATTTAGATCAAATACTAATTCGACATATTCTACTTTTTGATTTTTTCTTTTAAATTTTTCTTTTTGATGTTCTTCTCTTATGTATTCTTCTGTTATTCCACATCTTTTTAATTCTTCCATATATTTTTTGAATGTTTTTTCATCATGATCTTTTTTTATTTTTTCTATTCCAATCATGACAAGCACGCATAAAAAACTTGTTAAATTTCTTGTCTTTACTTTCGATAGCCTTCCAGTAGGAGTAGTTTTATTAAATACTTTTCCTATTTTTTCTTCTATTTCTAGAATATCCATTTTTATTTCCTATTTTTACTTTCAGCAATCATCATTCGAACCATATAGAGGATTCTTTTTTTATCTTCTTTTTCTATATTTTTTAGGTCGTTGAGAATTATAGCTATTTCTTCATCTGTGCTTCCGTCTTCGCCAAACGCAAGATTATCTATACTCATACCGAGAGCTATGCTTAGTCTTTTTAAGTGTTGCAATGTAGGATTTGGATCTTCTGCGGTCATGTTTCTTTTTAGGGTCTTGTAGTTTACTCCAGCGATGTTTGCTAGTTCAGGAATACTGATATTCAGTTCCTTACATTTCTTTTCTATTCGTTCGCCTATACTGTTCATTTCATGACCTTTTTCACTTTCGTCAATTTTATAACAATTATTTCTCATATATTAGATTTCCTTTGTTTACACTTCTCATATATTAGATTAATATCTATTTAAAGAGATTTTAATTCTATTAAATGCGATAATTATTGGGGAATTTTATGAGCATACAACAAGTATTAAAAGTTCATATATCTGGGTAATTGCTTATGCTAGATTTTTTGCGGTTAGCGATTCCGATTATTCCTACGTATGTACGTAGTCTTGATAATCATCATTGGTTCAATGGTGATATTCGTGATTATGGTATTCCTGCTGCGACTCGCCATGTTTCTAAGACAGATGATGGTCAAACGATAACAGGGGAGCTTTACCATCCGTATGAGTCACTCCCATCTGACTATACTGATATGGCTGTTAAATTTTATACAAATACAATGAATACACCGCCTTATGTCGAGATTAAGGCATCTCCGTTGAAGTTGTTACAAGGTCACAATGTGTATGGTTTTGAGTCTATTGAATTAGGTTCTGATCATATGCTTGGCATGTTACTCGAAGCCTTTCCCCAGCTAGCCCCAATCTTAGATTTGCCAAATACTGAGGTTTTACATCTAGATACGACATATTTATTTAGATTGCCACATCAGAATATGGTTCAACCTACGCTTGACTATATGGCTAGCTTGGCTTCGGGTCATCGTAAAGCTCGTGAAGTTAAATACGATAATTACATTTCTTGGGGTAATGATGGTGCAAGCGTTAGACCTAAGGCTTATGGCAAATTTGAAGAAGTAAAAAGCCAATTAAATAAGATTCAGAAACAAGCAGATAAGGGCTGTATGCGCTCTAAATCGCTTGTTATTGCTATGAATGGTGTTTTGCAATTTGCTAACGCCATTCTTCGTTTAGAAGCCCGTATTTGTAAGACCTATT